CGGCGGCATATCTCATCTACACAAACTGGGATAAGGTGGGGCCGTTCTTCGTGCAGCTATGGACACGGATCCAGACGGCGTGTGCGAGTGCATGGGCATCGATGCAGCCGGTATTTGACCGCCTGAGGGCGGCACTGTCCACGCTTGCGGATACAGTGGCACCGCGAATCATGGCAATTGGCACGGCGTTTATGGCGGCGTTCGATCAGGTGAGTGCAGCATTTGCAGAGCACAGTGAGACGTTCGACACGATCATCAGCATCGGAATGATGGTCGCAGAGATTTTCGGCAGTGTTATTATCGCTGCAATTATCACGTTTGCGAATATAGCCGTCGGTGTCATCACAACGACGATTGGTGTCATCGTAGATATCATCAACGGGCTTGTCGGCGTGCTTACAGGGATTATCACCTTTATCACGGGCGTGTTCGCGGGGGATTGGACAACTGCATGGACGGGCATCGTGGAGATATTCAGCAGCATCTTTGGGACGCTGGCGAATGTCGCGGGCAGGATCCTCGGCGGAATAAAGAACACTGTGACGGGCATCATCAAGGATGTGAAAGACTTCGTCAGCAGCGAAGGCGGAGGCGGCGGACAGGAGATCGCCGCGAATGCGCGCGGCGGTATCTACCGCAAGGGCGCATTCCTTACGACCTTTGCAGAGGACAGCGCCGAGGCAGCGATTCCGCTGGACGGCTCACCGCGTGCGATTGGACTCTGGCGCAAGGCGGGCGAAATTCTCGGCGTCGGCAGGGATACGGGCGATACGTCCCTTTCCATCGTCGGGCGCGGCGGCGCAGAACCTGCCATGAGTGCACCGCCGATTTCGATCACGTTGAATTTCAACGGGGATACCGCGCCGGAGAAGGTTAAACAAGCGGTGATGGATGCAGGGCGGCAGGTACAGCGCACGTTTGCCGAGCAGATGGAAAACTATCGACGTGAGAGGGGGCGGCTTGCTTTTGGCTAAGACATATACAACGCGCAGCGGCGATACATGGGATCTTATCGCCTACGAACAGATGGGGGGGTGTCGCTATGTTGACATGCTGATGGACGCCAATCGCGCCCATGTGCATACGGGGATTTTTGCGGCGGGGACGGTGCTGGCCATTCCGCCAATTCCGGCAGACGGGCGCACAAAGAATCTGCCGCCGTGGAGGAGGTAGAGCATGAAGGCGCGGCGGGCAAAGGTCAAATGCACCTATGACAATGTGGACATATCACGGGATATCGCAGCATTTCTCAAGTCGTTCTCTGTGCGTGAGGTGCTGGGTGGAGAGGCAGACAGCGCGGAGATCACGCTGGAAGATCGGGAAGAGCTCTGGCAGGGAGACTGGCTGCCGGAGCGCGGGGCAATCATGGACATCGGCATCATGGTGTCGGACTGGGAATATGAGGGGGATCACCGTGAACTGCCATTCGGAAAGTTCGAGGTCGATGAGATCACGAATACGGGTCCACCGAATGAGGCGAAGATAAAGCTGATCTCGGTGCCGAATAACACTGACCTGCGCGGCGTAGAGCGCACGCGTGCGTGGGAGAAGGCGAATCTCTCCCGCATCGTGCAGGACGTAGCGGATGGGGCGTCGATGCAGCACTACTATGACGCACCCGACGATCCGATCATTGACCGCGCGGAGCAGTCGGAGGAAACAGACCTCGCCTTTATGCAAAAGATATGCAAGGATGCGGGGCTTGCCCTCAAGGTCACGAATGAGACGATTGCCGTATTCGACATCTCAAAATATGAAAACGCCGACCCGGTCATGACGATCACAAAGGGGCGGGATAATATCGCGTCATTCGATTGTCGGATGACGATCCATAACATCTACCGTGCATGCCATGTGAAATACAAGAACGGCGGCAAGGGAGAGCTCATTGAGTACACATTTACGGATCCGCATCGTGCGAAGGGGCGAACGCTGGAAGTCAATGAAAAGGTGGAGAGCATCGACGAGGCGGAAAAGCTCGCCCAAAAGAAGCTACATGAAAAGAACCTTGAGGAGGTCGCGGTATCCCTCAGTATGATGGGCGATTTTGCCCTGCTTGCGTCCAATACAGTCATGCTCAAGGGATTCCATGTCTACGATGGAAAGTATCTCATCGTGCGCAGTTCACATGAGATCGGGAGCGGGTACACATCGAAAATCGAGCTGAGGAGGGTGATTGATGGATACTAAGGCGATGCGAAACATCGTGCGCGTCGGCATTGTGAGTGAGGTGATTCCTGCCGACTGTGCAGCGCGCGTGGTGTTTGAGGAAAAGGACAATACGCCGTCGCCCGTCCTGCCTGTTCTCACGCGCGGCGGAAAGGTCAATCGTGACTTCTGGCTGCCGGATATCGGCGAGCAGGTTGTGTGTCTATTCGCCTGCAACGACAAAAATTTCTCAACGGGATGGATCCTCGGCACGCATTATGCGGCGGGCGTGGGAAATGCTGACAGCGTAGATAAGCGCCGCATTGATTTTGCCGACGGCTCGTTTGTAGAGTTTGACCGCGCGACGGGCGGGCTGACGATCCAGTGCACGGGCGACGTGGTAATCAACGGGCGGACAATTTCGCTGAATTAGGGAGGTGAGCTGATGCCAGCAGCGGTAAGAGACGGCGATGCGACGACGGGCACATGCGATAAAGGCCTGCCATGCTGCCCGCACGGACGGTCGGGAACAGTGAGCGTAACCAGTGGCAATGTGTTTGTCAATGGACGGGGGCTGCATCGTCTGAATGATACGGGACCGGCGAATTGCCCGCATGGCGGGACGTTCGCGAGCGTTGCAGGAAGCGCAAGCGTATTTTGCAACGGGCGACCTGTGATCCGCATCGGGGATGCAACGATGTGTCAGTCATGCGGGCAGTCGGGCACACACACGACGGGGAGCGGGAATGTATTTGTAGGAGGGTAGTATGTCATTTCTGGATAACGCGATAGGCTCGTATAAGAAGCAGACGGAAAAACGTCTGCTGCATCTGCGAAATAACATTCTCTCTGATCTCAGCAGCCGCTTTTCATGGCTCTCTCAGAGTGTGCAGATCGGCTCGCTCGGGGACATCGTCTTTACGGTATCCACGGATGAGGTGCGCACCTTTCGTGACTATCGACGTTCGACCAAGGCGCGTTTCGCGTCGCACGAGAGAATCGGGGAAAAGCCGATTTTGGAGTACATTGCCCCGGACGGGGAAGAGATCACATTTTCCATGACCTTTCATGTGGAGCTCGGTGTGTCGCCCGCAAAGGAGACAGAGCGGCTACGAGAACTCTGTGAGAAGGGAGAAGCAATGTATCTCGTCTTTGGCAGCACGCCGATCGGCGCGCACATGTGGGTGATTGAGAGTGTCGGGGAGAGCGCGGAACGTATTGACCACGGCGGGCGGATCCTCGTATCGCAGGTGGAAGTGACACTGAAAGAATACGTTCCTGTCATATGTGATGCAGCGCAGGAAGGAGGTGCGGCAACATGACCTATGATGTGATGCAGGAAGTCGGTGCAATAGACTTTGCGCCATCGTCCAGAACGGCGGAAATTCTTCAAAATGTGCGGACGGTGCTTACCACGCTCAAGAAGTCCGTCCCGATGGATCGTGATTTTGGCATCTCTGGGGAGCTGGTCGATCTGCCGATACCTGCGGTGCAGGCACGTTATACAAGTATGATCGTCGCTGCTGTGCACCGTTATGAACCACGGGCGCAGGTTGTCAGCGTGAACTATCGCGGCGACGGCAAAGAGGGCGTGCTGACGCCTATTGTGAAAGTGAGGCTGAGAGATGAATCTGCATAATATGCCGAATCTGTCGTTTGCAGAGCGGTCGCCAGAGCTCATCGAATCGAACATCATTAAAACGGTAGAAGGCCTGCTGAATCGAAAACTCGCACGCGCGGATCCCCTACGTCTTTTCCTGATGGGAGTAGAAGTGATCATTGTTCAGCAGCGGACAATCATCGACGCTGCGGCAAAGATGAATCTCCTTGCCTATGCGGTGGACGATTATCTCGACTATCTCGGCGTGCTCGTCGGTACTGAGCGGATCGGCGAGGCGTCCTCACATACGACGCTGAAGCTGATGCTCTCTGCACCGCGCGAAGTGGCGACGCTGATTCCGAAAGGGATGCGCGTGACGGCAGGGGACAGCGTAATGTTTGCACTGGATACGGCGGTCACGATTCCGCAAGGGGAGATATCAGCCTTCGGGACGGCGACGTGTACGATGTCAGGAGTAATCGGGAACGGGTATAAAGCGGGCGAACTCAAGACTATTGTCGACCCTGTGCCTTTTCTCCAATCGGCAAGCAATACGACAACGACGGAGGGCGGCGCGGATGCGGAGGATGATGAGAGCTATCGCGAACGTATCCACGAGGCACCGGAAAAGTTCTCCACGGCGGGGGCATCGATCGCCTATGCGTATCACGCCAAAAGCGCATCCGCACTCATCGCGGATGTGTATGCACATACACCCG